TTTCAGCAAATGTAGGCATTTTTCCACCAGCGAATGAAAATGTACGTTCCAAATGACCGTTTACAAATAAATCGGCATGAGTTGAACTAAAATTAAATACTAAATTATTCCAACGTTGCAATGGTAGTTTCATTTCATAATATTCCTTAAAATCAGTGCTATCAATACCGTCTCTATTTAATGTGGTATTATTTGTAAAGTAAATACGATATTTATCACGAGTATTAGTTTGGTCATCTCCATTATAATAAGTTAATTTGGGTTTACGGTCACCGTAATCAAAAATTAAGGACTCAGTATTATATGCTAATTTATTACTTCCGTGTGCATTTATGTATGTCCACATAGAAATCGCATAATTTTGAAATGTGGTTTTATCCCTATTTCCATGAATTTGAAAATCCATACCAGGCATGACCTGTTCATCAAGTGAAAATGTATTTGGAGTATTTAGAAAGAACGTGTCTTGAATTTCAATATCTCCATTGTTTAATGTTTGGGTGTTGTGAAGTAAGACCCCGTCTTTATTAGAAATATAATTAACTAAATCTGGAATATATAAATAGCTCAATAATAAGAATAATTCAATAAAAAATAGAATGAGTACAGGACTGGTAGTTAATTTAAATTCATTAATTAGATAATACACAAAAGAAATGAGTAAACATGGGATATAAAAAATAAAATTCACAAAAAAACCAATCCAACCAGTGAATGATTTTAACCAATTACTGAGCATATAAAAGAATATTGAAAGTCCAACAATCCCAATCAATACAAGAATAATAGATGAAAAATAAGAAAAAGTAGCAAATGTTTTTATATCCACACTTGCATACAAATAAATCAAAACAGCTATAGATATAAAGATAATTCCAGCAAGTATAACTGTATATACTGATTGATAGGTATTATAACTATAATAACCAAGTCCACAGATGAGTGATGTAAAAACAGTTATAATATTTAATGAAATACTTTCTTGTTCAGGGTTTTCACTATTAGTTTTATTAATACCATCATATGTGAAATAGGTAACAACAATAAGACTAATTATTAAAACCGTATATTTATTTTTCATAATATTTGTAATATCTTTAATTTCCATATTGTTATAATTAACACTTATATATTAAATGTCTTATATTATTTTGTATATTTGTTACTTAGAATAACAAATATATAAGAATATTTATAGATTTTCCATTGTAGTTTTCTTTCCATGACATTCACGACATAATGCAACTAAATTATCTACATGATTACTACCGCCATATTCTAACCGTACTTTATGGTCAACTTCGAACCAAGCGGTTAATTGTGATTGACAATCGCCACATTTCCAGTCTTGTCTTGATGCAACAAATTTCTTTTTGGTTTCACTAACAGAACGTTTTGTAGATTTTTTCCCTGAGTGCATTATGCGATTTTCAGCATACATGTTAGATGAATCAGGCATAGCCACAATCGGGTTATTGTATTGTCCATTGTTCATATGGTAACCATCTTGTGAATGAGCCATATTTTGTTTGCTTGTAAAATCTAAAATAGGAGAAATAAAATTGGAAGTATTACGGTCAATAGGTAAATACCGTAAATACTCATTAGATGCACCAATCATTTGTTGAGCCCGTAATGGATTTTTTTTGAATAAAATATACAACATTAATGCACCGAATGCAACCCCAGCCATTTGATAATATTTTTTCCCGAATGTAAGCATTTTGGTATATTTACCATCAGTGTAAATATTAGCAATAATAAATCCAGCAATTAGTAGAATATAAAGTTCCAATCTCATTATTTATATTATCAAGAGAATATGTTTTTGCATATAGGATATAGGATATAGGATTATTCGTAATACATGTATATTAAAATGAAAAGAATAAGAATAAAGATTGCATATAAATAATGTTTTCTTAAATTAATTTGTTCTACTAAATATACAGGTTTTGGTTTATATTTATTTCGGTATTGGTCAAGTGCTTCTGGTATAGATAATTCAGTCTTGTTTAACGATATATTGATTTTATTATGAATAAAATGCATCCATCGTACAAATGATTTCTTGGAACATAAATAAGGAGTAACTGGGTATTTGTCTAATAGACGACTAAATTCATCACCAATATCACTTAATGGAATAAACAATGGCATATTTTGCATTAAATCATAATATTTGCGTTTTATAACTTCATTTGGGTGTTCTGGATATGATTCTGCGACAGTATGTAAAAAAAACCAATAATGAGGTCCCCATATAGATGGTTCAAAAAACATTGGGTTGATAATATATAAAGACACCTTATTATATTTACTTAGTATTTATCGTATTATAATAAATGAGTGAAAATTATTGTAACAATTGTGGAAAATATGGACATGTTTATCATTTATGTAAATTACCTATTATGAGTATAGGTATAGTAGCATTTCGTATTCAAAATAACCAAATCCAATATCTTACCATTTGTCGTAAAGATACATTTGGATTTATAGATTTCATGCGAGGAAAATATTCAGTGTATAATAAAGACTATATAATGAATATGTTGAAACAAATGACAATTCATGAAAAACAAATTTTATCGTCAAACACATTTATAGAATTATGGAAACATATTTGGGGGGAACATGTGAGCAATAATCAATATAAACACGAGGAAAATAGTTCACGGGATAAATTTGAAATATTAAAAAAAGGGGTATCATGCAATAATAATACATATACACTTGCTTCTTTAATTGAAGAAAGTAATTTATATACACAATGGGAAGACCCTGAATGGGGATTTCCAAAAGGGCGACGAAATTTTCAAGAAAGAGATTATGATTGTGCGGTTCGTGAATTTGGTGAGGAAACCGGTATAAATAAAGAGTGTTTAACCAGTTTACATAATATATATCCATATGAAGAAATTTACACAGGGTCGAATTATAAATCTTATAAACATAAATACTATTTGGCATATATTCCATATGAACATACCGAAAATCTAAAAAATTTTGAAATTACAGAAGTAAGTAAAATGGAATGGAAAAATTATGATGAGTGTATATCCGTAATGAGACCTTATAATTTAGAAAAACAGAGATTACTCACAAATATTAATAATACATTAAATCAATATAAAATGTCATTTATCTAATTATAATTTTCAATGTGTAAAGAAGAGAAATGAAATATATGTGTAAAATATATACATATACTTTAATACATGTCAAGCCGTAAACATAAGAAACCAGTTATTGGGACTAAACCCCATAATACAACTCGGCGTAAAATAAATATTAAACCAGATGCACCACGTATAGTAGATTCAATTGTAGATAAAATAACAACAATGAACCCGATTGACCTATCTACGTCAGAGTCTATATCCCCACAAATAACCGAAACCAAATATACATGTGAAGATAATAAACGTTGTCCATCAGGATATAGATGCGATACGAAGAAAGAATGTTATAAATTAACCGATATTGTGTTGGAATCTAATGGTAAGATTATAACATTGACTATAGATGGAAATCGTAATAAAATATATGACGTTGATTTGTTAAATACAAACATAGAACGTATTATATTTTTAAAAACGGGTCGTATGAATGATAAAAAAATTACCAGCACTATGCTTAAAACTATTATTAGTGATTTAAAAACCAAACATAGTAAGAGAGACGTTAATTCTACTTATTATGGTACATTAAATGATGAGCTGATTATTCAAATTATTTATTTAGAAAATATTGAAACCCAATTAAAAAAATCAAAAGAACCAAAAGAATCAGTTCAAGTACCAGATGTCCCCGCGATTCCTTCTCCACCTAAAAATGAACAAGAGTTACCGCAGATTGACCCTGATATAGTTGATGTTGTTACTGAACCTACAGAAAATGTTGATATGTTGGACGATTCTCATTATAATTTGCCTGAACCTTCAAGTGAAATGGATATGACTATAAATGAAAAGGCATTACAAGATAAGATAGGTATTGCTCCTGCAAATATTGATTCAGATGAATACAATAAATTTTTACATAAAAAGGAAATGGCTGAAAGAGAAAGCATTATAATGGATGATACTTATGATTTACTATACCCAGAACTGGATGATCCTAATTTTAATATTAAAATTGCAAAAAGAAAAGAATTCAATGATACTCAATATGATGGGAAAATATATGATATAAAAAAACAAGCCGACAAATTGTGTAATGTTGAATTTGAATTAATGCCACATCAACTATTTGTTAAGAACTTTCTTTCATTTCAAACACCATATAATAGTTTGCTTTTATATCATGGACTGGGTACAGGTAAGACATGCAGTGCTATTGGTATTGCTGAAGAAATGCGAGATTATATGAAACAAACCGGGATTACACAACGTATTATGATTATCGCTTCTCCGAATGTTCAAAATAATTTTCGTTTGCAACTATTTGATGAAAGAAAAATGAAATTAGAAGGTGGTATTTGGAATTTAAATACTTGTATTGGTAATACGTTATTACAAGAAATAAATCCATCTAATATACAAAATATTCCTAAGCAGAAGGTTGTTTCACAGGTAAATACACTTATCTCACAATATTATCTTTTTATGGGGTATGGAGAACTTGCTAATTATATTAAACGTAAAACACATGTTGATAAAACGAGTAATTTGTCAAGTAAACAACTAAAACAACAAGAAGTTAGTTTAATTCGTTCACTTTTTAATAATCGGCTGGTTATTATAGACGAAGTACATAATATTCGGGTAATGCAGGAGAATAAAGAAGCAAAAAAAACAGCAACATTATTAATGCGTTGCTGTAAATATGCTGCAAATATTCGTTTATTATTATTATCTGCGACTCCTATATTTAATAATCAACGCGAAATTATATGGTTAACAAATTTATTGAATGTTGTCGATAATCGCGGATTAATTGAAGAAAAAGATGTTTTTACCCAAGATGGTAATATGGTGGAACCTCAAACATTAGAAGATGGAACTATTATTGAAGGCGGTGAAGAATTATTGCGACGTAAATTAACAGGATATATTTCCTATGTTCGTGGGGAAAATCCATATACGTTTCCATATCGTATTTATCCAGTTGATTTTGCAATTGGACGAATGATGCAATATGATAGTTATCCATCAGTACAGATGAATACAAAACTTATTAATGATAAACCGAGTAACACCCCATTATATATGGATTTAAATGGTGAATATCAAAATAATGCATATCAATTCATAATTAAACATTTATTACAATCTTCTTTTTCAAGTACAGATGCTTATGGAAAGATTACAGAAATGCCATCTTTTGATAACATGGAATCATTTGGATTTAAATATTTAAGAGAACCTCTACAGGCATTGAACATTATTTTTCCTAATCCTGAATTCAAGTTCTCTCCGTCTTCTTTGCAAAAAGGTGAAAATGAGGAGAAAGAGAATGAGGTAGTAGAACAAATTGATGCAGAAACCATACGATTGAATAAAAATATTATAAATAATATGATTGGAAAACAAGGACTTTCTAATGTTGTTTCTTATGAACAAACGAGTTCTCCGTTTGAACTTCGTCATAATTTTAAATATAAGCCCGAAATTTTGAACGAATATGGTAAAATATTTCATCCAGATAATATTCAAAAATATAGTGGTAAGATTTCAAGCATATGTAATTCAATACAAGAT